ATCATCTGTTGTTGCATCTGCGGATTTTGTGCCATCTGCGGATTTTGTTGTGCCATTTGTTGCATTTGCATTAATTGACCTATCTCTTCTCTAAATTCTACTTCTAATTGCTCTTGTGCCATTAGTGAGATGTGCTCAAAGATGTTTTTTTCTAAAGTTGCCATAACAACCGGTGAATTTCTTGCAACATTACTAGCCATAAAGTTTAAATGCGTTGTAATATGCGCTTGATGGTCTTGTCCTTTAAAAGCTTGAAACGGTTTGTTAGACATTGCTAAAATATTTTCAGTAGCAGGGTCCATTGGACTTGGTTCTTGAGGTGGTGGCAAGATTTGATCAATGTTTTTTACACCAATTGCTTCATACATGTGTCTGTACGCTTCATATAAATTATGCATTCCAGGATTTGATTGAGCTAGTTGTAATTCTGTTTGTGCCATTGATATTCTTTGTGATTGAGAAAAAATATTTGGGTCAGCAACAGGTAAAATATCTACTTTGTCATCAAAATCTGCAACTTTAACATTTTTTTGTCCACCAACAACATCGTATGGATATTCAGGTGGTAAATAAGTTTTAAAAACTCCTGCTAATAAATTAAATTCACTTTTCATGGCCACATACAATCTTTTATGTATGGCTGACATGACCCTAGAGCCTCGCTCTAATAGGGCTATAGTCGTCCCAACAGCTGCTTGCTGGTTGCCGTCCCCGACTTGCATGTCAGCGATGGCGGCAAACCGTTGCCCTGCCGAAACCACCGTACCCATCAACTGCAATAAAGTAGCAGAAGGTTCTTTAAATGGTAAAGGCATAAATGCATCTTTAATGTTTCCACCAGGTGCATCGACATCTCTGAATTCGCCGGGCTGTATTGACTGAGCCTCATCTCTAACACGTATTCCACGTTGTTTAAATCCTGAAGGCAGATTACTTAATGTACCTGCATCCAATAATTGTCTTAGTGCAGTAGTTGCTGTTCTAGACAAACCACCAATCATATGAATTAGACCAAAACCATAAAAACCCATTCCAGGTAAAAATTTAAAATGTACAAAATAATCTTGTCTTTTTTTAATAGGATCTCCTACTGCATAGTTTCTTCTAATTGATAATACTTCTCTACTTCCAAGTTCTATTGTTACAATATATGGAAGTTTAATTCCTGTGTCTTCTCCAGTAGAATCTTTGTCTTCAAATCCTTCTAAATCTAGATCTGTGTGTATTTCTAAAACAGTAAAAATATCTTCATCTCTAGTTCTTTTGACACCTTCTAATTCTCTCTCTTTTTTCTCTACTTCTGTTTCTTCATTGTAGCCAGGTGTTAATTCTACATCAACATAAAAACCTGCTACTTGTTTTTTTCTTAAATCATTCTCTGACATTTTAATGACATGAATAATTGCTTCTGCATCTTGTAAAGATGTTGCCGTATAGGGAACTAACAGGTCGTCAGCTGGAACAAACTTTGAAACGGCTCTACCAAGTAGTTCATCGTAATAAACTTTCTTAAACGCAGAGCCGCTAAGAGGGAGATAAAAAAGCATTTGATCGAACTCGGGTTCGTACTCTTTCATCACGTCCATGAGCTGATAGTTCATGAATTCTTTGACACGTTGTGATTGATCTTCTTTTTGTCTGTTTATTAATCCAATAACTTGAGTGTGTACGGGTCCAGTTGCTGGTAATAATTCTTTGTAAGCTTGTGCTTGAAATTGTGTGACTGCTTCTGCAAGAACTGGATGTGTTGCACCACTAGCTCCTTGAAAGGGTTGTGTTGGGTTTTCATATTTAAATCCTAAAAGGTCTAAACCTTTTGTATAACTATCTTCCCAATCTTTTCTTGAAGATTTGTATTGATTGTAATTTTCTGCAAGGTCTGAACCTAATTTTCCTAAAACAGATTCAGGTAATAATTCTGCTAAGTTGTCTCCGTGACCTTCTCCGCCCTCTTGATTAACTGCTGCTGGGTCAAAATTAATTGTAGCACTACCATCTTCTTCAGTAACTATATCAATATCATCAGGACCAACTTGTTCTTCAGCTGTTTCCTGTTCTACTTCTGTTACTTCTTCGTCGCTGGGTATTTTAAGTTCTGTCTCTACGTTTGGTAGAGCTTTGTCCATATCTGCCATTTATATTCTCCGAGTTCTTTATTGTTGTAGACTGTTTCACAGAAACATTCAAGCCTTGTGAGTCTGGTCCCTTTAATGGTGGGATTTCATTAAATTTAACGTGTTGCATATTTACCACAAGATTTTTATTTTTAACCGTCATCAAATAACCCCCTTCCTGCTTTTTTGTTTTGATACATTTCATATCCACTAACACCAGCAGATAAAGCTAGACCCGGTAAGCCAAATCTTCTTGATATTGTTTTTAAAGCTGTTGGACTAATTCCTAATCTCATTAAGTTTGCCATCTTTGGACCAGCAAATCTTGTTGCTTCTTTTGATAAAGATCCCGCAAACGCAGGGCCTAAATAATTTAATGGGTTAGTTGCAATCTCACCTAGTGAGTCTCCTTCAGCAATTTGTTGACCAATGTATAATGGTTCTAGTGCTAACATACCTAATGGTGTTCCAGTAGCTGCAAGACCTTTTCCAAAAACCCCGGATATGGGACCTGTGGCTGCTCTAAATGGACTAACTCTTTTTTTAGGAATCTTTACACCTTCAGCATCTAAACGATCGCCACCTAAAGGTCTTTTTCTACTTCCTGCTCCAGTTCTTTGTCTATAAAGTTCTGCGCCACCTGGTATCATACCTGCTGCAGTCACCGCACCGATAGCCGGTAATGTTGCATCACCTAACGCTGTGCTTGGTTCTTCCAATGGAGTTATTAATGGTTGTTCTAACATATCAATCAACATATTTTTTTGTTGGTTCTCACTTGATAAATAAGTTGATGGATCATCATTTCTAAATTGTTTTACAAGGTCTGCACCTGCTGCGCCTACTGCAGCGAACGCTCCAAACCTTCCACCTTTCTTAGCAACGGATAAAAATTTAGTAGCAAAAGATTTTGCTTTGTTAATTATACCGGGTTGTTCTGGAATTTTATTTACATCTTGTGCAAACTTAACCGGATCTTCGTCAAATTTTTGTGCTACTTGAGTTGCACAACTACCACCTTTAGCAAAACCCATTCTACCACCGTCAGCTCTTCTCATACTTAAAATATTACAGAAGTTGTCTGTATTATTTTTTGCAAGTTTTATAACATTACTTCTAAGAGAAGTAAGAATAGGATCTGACCCTTCTTGAACAAATTTTGTTAATTCAGGATTTGTATTAATTTGTTGTAAAAGATTTTGAGATGTTTTTGGATTGTTTGCTAACTCATTGAAGTACTGACCAAAACGTTGTTCTTGATTTACAGCTCTAGAGATTGGACTAACTTGTAATTTATTATCTACAATTGAATAAGGTGTTTTAGTATCGGATAAATCCTTATATTCCGAACTAACCATTTTATTTAAATCTTTTATGGTTTTATCTACATTAACATTATTTTTTAAACCTTCTTGGATCTGTTGAATGTAGTTACCCCTGTTTCTTTCAAAACCACCAAAAAAACCTAAATCCATATTTCTTTTTAAAGACATTCCAGCAAGATCTTTACTCGCTGCTCTAATTATTTCTTTATTGTCTGTTTTCATTGCAGCAGCCAAACCTTGGGTATGCTCAATACTATAACCAAGTTTTAATTCATCAGGGAGTTGTTTTACATCAAATAATTTTTTTAAAGCATCACCTTCTTTTCTCATTTGATTAATAAAAAAAGTTTCAGGCTTACCTAGTTTTTTTGCCATTAATTTAAGATTTTGATAATTACTCTTTAACGAACTATTTTTCTTTGTAGTGTAGTCTTGGAATTTTGCTCCTAATACCGGGCTGATACCTTTGAATAAAGATGTCTGTGCAACACCTGTAACACCTGAATCAGGTGACAATAAATAAACAACATCCTTTATATCGTCAGGTTTTTTAACAGTTAAATACTGGCTTCCTTGCCCTCGTTTGTTTTTTATTATAAAATCAAAATACTCGTCTAGTTTAGATCTAAAAGTTTTGTCTTTTAATTTATTTGCAAAAAAACCTTTTCTAAATGAAATTTCAGATCTATCTGGATTACGGTCTATTGTAAAACCTTCAAACTTAAAATCTATATCCCTTGCAACCCCAGATGTCAGTGTTGGAAAACCTTTTCTAGTTGTAGGGTTAAACTGAGAAATAACCTTATAATTTTTTGCTTTAACCTCAGAAGCCCAATCTTTTTTAAAATCAGAAATAAACTTATCTACTTCTCTTGGTTTATATTTTGCTGTATTTGTTTTTAACCATTTATTAGACCAATTATCTATATTAGTTCTTAGGGCAGCTATTGAAATTTTTTGAGCAGCATTTCCCGCGGCTCTACCCGGCTTAACATAATCATCTTGAATTCTTTGGTAAAAATTTTTATCTGACTCACCTACTTTTTGCACAACAGGTGTTTGAACTACGTTACCTAATTTATCTTTACTTGATTTAAAAAAAACTATTAACCCATCACTTAATCTTTTTTTATATGTAGCTGCCGGACGTGTTAGTTCATAACTTTTATCATATATTTGTTCAGGCATTAGACCTCCAGGATCTTAGCTAGTCCGCCTTTTGCATAACCGGCTCTGCCGCCATAAGCTTTGTAATCTACAAACGTTGCAGTCATACTATCAAACTCAGGATCATCTGGTCTAAAACCTTTTGCATCTTCTACGTTGTTTAAAACTCTTTTTGTAAAAATTGCAATCTCTTCAGTTGTTCCACCATTAGGAATCATCTCAGCAATTCTTGGTCCAAAATATTTTTGTACTAAAACTAATGGGTCACCTTCTGCTCCGCCACCGCCTTCAAAAATATATTTCATATCTCTTGCTGATATAACATCTGATAATGTAGTGGATGATGCTTCATCTCCAACTTTTAAAGTGTTGACTAAAAATTCTCTGGCTGCTCCCGTCTTAGCTGGAAGATCACCTCTTTCAACACTTGCCATAATACCACCAGGTGTTTCTGGTAAATTTTCTACACCCATATCTCTCATTGAATTTCTAATATTCATTTGTTGGTCAGGTGTAGCTTTAAAAGTCTCGCCAGGAAAAGCTGCTTCGTCAGCCATCTTTCTTGGGTTTCTCATAATTTCTGATAAACTTCTTAAAGGAACATTATTGTCTCCAGTTCTATCTCCAAGAGCTGCTAGTCCTTCTGCATCATCGACTGATTTAACATCACTAGCTGCTTCAGTTATCTGTCTTTCCCCGAGCCCTGATTTAGCTCTCAATGAATCTATACCCACGCCACCCATCTCAACAACGTTAGTTGGATTTAAGGTTTCTTTCATTGTTAATAAATTTTTTTCCAATTGCTCTAGTTGGAGACCGTTTAACTTATTGCCTGAAGCATAACCTATTGAAGACTCAATATCTGGTAAAATTTTTTGAACACCTATGGTTGCAAATGATTCTGGGTCAATTGATTTTTGAAACAGCATACCATCCTTGGGTCCTGAACCTAAAAAACTAACATTAGTTTTAGTACCAATACTATTAGATAGATTAGCACCTAGTTCTTTTCCTAGTTGAATGATTCTGCTTATTATTCTTGGATCAGCCATAGTATTTTATTTCCCCTTTAACCAATGGTTCTTCTTTGTAATCTTCAGGGTGACGAACCATACCACCCTGTCTAATTCTCATGATGGCTTGTGTTGTACTATCCACATAGTCATCGTGCTCTCCATACGGAAAAGCTGCACATTCCTCTACGACCTCTTGTGCAAAGTGTTCATGCATAGGAGCCCATATTTTGCCACTCTCAAAAAGAGGGGCTACAGAATTTACTCTTACATGCTTATCATTTCCTCTTGATGGTGTAAAGTTAATAACCGGTATATCCATTTGTCTAAGTTCGTGCGTTAATGGCAGTCCCGAGGCTTTGGCTTCAATGATTACCATGTCAGGATTCCAATCTAGGTATTGCTGGTAAGCAACACGCCTTAGTTCTGGAAACTCATACCGATCTTTAAATGCATCTAGTAATAATATATTTTGACCATCAGCTTCAGTTTCAAATACACCCCAGGTAGTAATAGCACTGTAATCGGCCTTTGTGCCTTTACTAAATGCTGTGTCATAACTTTGAATAATATAATCTAATTTAGGTGGATACTTCTTAGTCCAGTCCTGCCACCAGTCTCTCTTGATTAAAGCTCCCTCTTCCCCGGTCGGTTGTTGCATGTATTGTGCGTTCCAGTTACTAACTGGTATAGATGCTTTAGTCTTAAGTAATTCTTGCGATGTCCAGAATTCAGGCCACACGGGTTTTCCATCGGGGAGCAGGGCCGGTAGTTCTACAACCTCCCACTGATCAGATCCTTCCTCTGATTGAGCTTTTAATAATTGTCCTGTTACATCTTTTGTAGACCATCTAGTCATTACGATTACAATAGAGCCACCAGGTTGAAGTCTTTGACGTGGTCCTGACGTGTACCAATTCATAGCTTTTTCAAATGCTTTACCATCGGCTCTTACATCTTGTTCCTTGTGCGGATCATCAATAATTAGTAGATCAGCACCACGACCTGTGATTGCTCCACCTACACCAGCTGCAAAGTATTCTCCCCCTTGTTCCGTTTTCCATTTCCCTGCCGCCTGACTATCTTCTTGTAGTCTCGTTGGAAACAGCTCCCGGTACCGGGGCTCGTCGACCAGGTTCTTAGTTTTACGACCAAAGTCAATAGCTAAATCAGCTGTGTGGGTTGCTTGAATAATTTTTAGTTTTGGATTCTTCCCTATCATCCAAGCAGGGAGCAGGTACGAGGCAAACTCAGACTTTGTGTGTCGGGGTGGCATGTTAATAATTAGACGCTTAATCTTACCTTGAGCCAAGTCATTAAATTTTTTATTAATAATTTTGTGGTGAGAACCTTCAATAAATTCTGGCCAAACGTACTTAACAAAACTTAAAAAATTTTTTGTAATATTTGGACGAGCCTCATCTAAAGCAACACTTCGTTCTAGCTCAAGTAGTTTAGCACTTTCATCTGGAGTCAATCCCTCCAAGTTTTTTAAAATATTTTTTGGCATATCAATAATATGTTTTCAAATCTTTTACCCTAACTATGTGTATTAGTCTATATATACTAGACTTAGGATCCCTATATATAAAAAAGGGGGTGTCGAGTTTTACAAAAGCAATCTGGGGTGGGCCCTCCCGTGGTACCTCTATAAATTTTTGGGGTGGGCCCGCCCGTATAATTTTTGTGTGAGC